TTTCTATTTATTTTATATCGAACTACTTTAAAAAATCATTAAACAGCTTTATCCACTTTTCCAAAGTGCTGTCATTAACTACTATTTTTGATTTTTGCATTGATACTTTAACAGACTTTGATAATTCAACTTTCCATCCAGCTTCCAAAACAATTTCATTTTCTTGTGCAAATTTTTCGATTTGGTTTATTATTGGTTGCATTTTAGAATAATCATCTTCAAATTCATCATCATATCCTTTCAATATTCTAATTAATGCCTTATTTAAGACTTCATACGAAACTAAATCTTCAATCTCGCTATTCTCTATATTTGTGTAATCTTTTACTTCAAGGATTTTATCTGAATTATCTTAAAATCTCCATTGCATCATTCAGCTGTTCTTTCACATAAAACATCTTATTTGTCCTCCTCTAATTTGGTTTTGTACCATTCAAGATGGCGTTTACGGTCTTCATAATTCGGAAATGCCACAAGCAGACCCACATCGACCTTCTGCAAGGTTTCCAGCATATCAATCTGTTCCTTTGACAGATACGGTCTGATGCTTTTGCCCTTTTCGATGTTGTTGGCAAGCCTAAACTGCTTTGCAGTCATGCCCAGCACAATGCGGTTTAACATATCGCATTCATTGCTGAAGTGATACGGTTTGGGAGCATCATGGAGCAGCTTGATGTTTGCCGTAAGCAGTGGGAACTCCTGTCTTGCGGATACCAATGCCTTGATGAATTTCTCCATCTCATTGAAACGCTTGACGTACAGTTCCTTGAATTTCATTGCCTTTGCACCCGTATATCCCATAACAAGCATCGTGAATCCATCACGGGTCATAGCGTAAGCTTTCTGCTTTCTTCCTCTGGAATCTGTATAGGTAATGCGTCCAAAATTGGACACATTAAATTCCTCGCTCAATCCAGACTGCGGCGAAAGTATTTTTTTAATATCTCGCACCACGTGGTTATGGGATTTCTCAAAATAATCTGCCACATACAGGCTGTCCACCCTCGCTGTGTCGTGCGTGTCGGCAAAAATGCCATATTCGTCTTTTTGTATCAGTTCTTTCATAAAAAATACCGTCCTTCCATAAAAGTAGGGTCTTGCCCTCTGATAGTGAAAGGACAAAACCCTGAACTTTAAGAACCGTATTTTTAATCTTTTTTGTAAAAGCTGCATTCGTACCCGTCCGCACGGAGCAGAAGTCCGTTTATCCAAGGCGGTGTCCTTCCCATCTGCTCACAAATCGCATCAATTGAAACTCCCATGCTGCATTCAATAATCAATTCATCATGCACATGACCGCAGATAAAACAGTGGGACAGGGTACGCATAGCATAGGCAAGAATGTCACGGCTGATTTCCTGCACAATATTCTCCACGAACTTGGGACCATAGCTTTCGATGCGTTCCCATTTCTTCGTACCGCCCACACCCTCATAGGTAACAGACTCACCGCCGAAACGGTTCTCACCCATGCGTGGCTTCACATAGGAAAGCCGTCTGCCGCTTGGCAATTCGATAAACATCATTCCACTCTGATAGATAAAACGGATGCCGTGTGTTTCTGTGGTTACTCTGTTTTTGACCGTATCCTTTACGCATCGGTCAACATTCCACCAAAACCTCACAATGTTTGGATTGGCTGCTCTCCATGAATCCACAAGCGGCTGCAACTCTTCCTCGGCAAGTCCCATATCCAAAGCACCCATCGCTTTCAATGCACCGACTGAACCGCCATAGCCGAGAGCCAATTCTGCGATCTTGCCTTTTTGACGAAGATGTCCGTTTTCGCCATGCTTTTCCACAGGCACACCAAACATGGCAGATGCCGATGCACAATAGATGTCCCCATTATTCTGAAAGACTTCCATTCGCCAGTTTTCCTTTGCCAAGAATGACAGCACTCTTGCTTCAATAGCAGAGAAGTCTGCCACCACAAATTTCATCCCGGTTCTTGGCACAAAAGCTGTACGAATAAGCTGCGACAAGGTATCCGGGATATCATCATATAGAAGTTCCATGGCATCATAATTGCCGGATGCCACAAGACCTCGTGCCTGTTCCAAATCGGGCATATGGTTCTGCGGAAGATTCTGCAGCTGTATCATTCTGCCTGCCCATCGCCCAGAACGATTAGCACCGTAAAATTGAAACATTCCTCTCGCCCTGCCGTCCTCACAGACGGCATTCTTCATTGCCTGATATTTTTTTACGGAAGATTTGGACAACTGCTGCCGCAGGAGAAGAACCTCCGCCAGTTCCTTCGGAGCAGTTTTGACCGCCTGCGCCACTTCCTTTTTGCCAAGACTGTCCATCTCCAAGCCATTGTCCGCAAGCCACTGTTTCATCTGTACCACGGAGTTGGGGTTATCAAGGTCAGTCAGTTCCTGCATTTTCTCTGCTAACTCTGCCTTGGACTTCGAATCAAAAGCAATGGCATTTTCAACCACATTCATATCAAGCGCAATCCCGCGGTCATTAATTTCTTGATCGAGATGGTACTCGTCCCACACAAAATCCGGCACGGGATATTTTTTCAGTCTGTCCTGTATGGACATCTCCACCTCAACATCACGCTTGTTATAGAATTTGAACAGACTCCATTTGTCTGTATCATGCTCCGGCAGATTGCGTGTCCGTCCGCCGTTGACCTTGGTTGGCTTGCATGGAACACAGAAGTAACGGATGAGGTCTTTGCCTTCCTTTAATTTCTGTTCTTCCACGCCAAGCACCATGCCAGATCCAGCAAGGGATAAAGGTAGCCCCATATATGCCGACCATATCATGGAGCATTTCCACTCAGATGGGTCAAGGTAATCTCCAACCGTATCTTCGTTAATGCTGTAACTGCTGAAATGTTCGGGATAGTGCCTTTGCAGCCATACTGACAGACACACTCTCTCAAAAGCCGCATTGAATGCCCATTTTGTCACGGAATCATCTGTCAGTGCTTCTATGATCTCCATCGGCACGGTATCTCCCTGTGCCAGATCATAGACCATAACCTCACCGCCGTTTACCGATACACCAAACAGCAGGATTTCAAATGCAGGGGATTGGGCATATTTATATACTCCGCACTTCTGCAAATCCACATCGCTGTAACTCTCAATATCAATCGAGAGCGTTTGTATTTTTCCCATATTGTCATTCCTTTCTATAAGCAAGGCGGCGAAGAATGTACCTCCGCCGCCCGCTGTTTACTGATTATTCTGTTCTTCCATGCGTTTACGCTTCTTTTCCTTATGGCTGTCAATGGCACACTTGATGAGGAATCCTACATTGGCAATCATGGTACCCACTACTGCACCAAAGCAAACCGCAAGCATCATACTCTGCACTGTTGTCATATTCTGGTGCCCTCCTTAAGAAAGAAAATCGTCATCGTCATCAGTTGCAAAATCATCCTCTGCACGGCTCTTACCACCAAGAGGCTCTCCATCGCTCATCTTCTGAAGATTGTTCAGACCGCAGGCAATACCTTTATTGCCATTGGAATTGAACGCATAGAAATTGATGCTGGCACGGCCATACATACCGCTGTATACCTCACTGCGGTCGATGATAGGCTGGCGGTCTGCATCTACGATGCCCGGAGCAGATGCAGAGTTGGCATTGACGAAGTAACAGCCTGCGTAGGCTTCATCATCGGGTCTTTCGAGATCGCCGTCACGAAGCGGAGTCTTGAGGATGGAAAGTGCAGGCACGGTCTTGCCGTTACCCTTCAGCTTGGACTGACCTTCCTCATACGCGGATTGGATGGCTGCCTTAATCTTGTTGACCGTTGCAGTATCGTCCTTGGGAATGATAAGGCTCACGCTGAACTTCGGTGCGCCGCCGTTGATGGATTTCGCATCCCACACATTTGCATAAGACCAGCGGGTGTTTACTCCTGTGATTACCTTGGTAGGGTTGGTATAATTCTTTGACATATTAGTTTTCCTCCTTAAAATCGTTAGCTGCTGTATTCATTGCCGGACGCTTGTCCGACATAGGTACTAATGTTGGCTTGCCCTGCGGCTTTTCGATAAAGCCTGAGAGCAGTTCTTCAAATCTTGTCTTGCCGAGCAGTTTGGTCATTGCCGTAACTCCCAGAACCTTATGTTCATATGGGTCATATCCGGCATCCTTAACCGTATCCGCCACGGCAGTTTCGTTGATATATTTCCTGTTGGAGCGTCCTTCGACAATCTTCCAGTCTTTCCACTCCTTGCCGCTGACTGCCTGCTGCAAAGCGTACTCCTTGATATCGCCCGCCCAAGATACCAGTGCGTCAACTTTTGAAAGAATGGCCTCTATCTCATCGTCTTCAAGGGTGGAAGGCATTTCAAAATCGTAACGCACAAGTTCAAGGTTGTACTCGGCTCTCTTGCGGCAGGTGGCTTTTACCTTACAGAACTGGCAGTGGTTTCCGGCTTTGTATTCGCCCTCGCCCTTTGCCGCCAGCTGTGCCGTAGGGCAAAGCACCTCATCCGCCCACTTCAAAAGTTCGTCTTTGGAAATGGTATAGGTACTGACACTGTCCCGTCTTGGCTGGAAAATGGTCATGGTCACCGAATCAATATCGTAGATATCGTCAAACAGCTGTAAGGCTCCCAGTGCGTAACACATCATCTGCGGATTCTTTTCCGCTTCCACCAAAATGCCGACACCATATTTGAAGTCAATGACTGTAAGGGTCTCATCTGATACGATGACACAGTCCCCGGTGCCAAATCCCTCCGGCACCCATTTGGAGAAATCAAGATGCTGTTCAATCAGAACAATCGGATCTTTGCATTTCTCTTTTGCCGCTTCCAGCTGCTCAAGCACATACTGGGCATACATATCCGAACAGTCTGCCATTTCTTCATCGAAATACTGCAGATTTTCCGCAGGGTCTTTTGATTTCTGCCCCAGTGCGGTTTTCAGCTTATGTTCACAAAGGCTGTGGGCATCGGTACCCTGCAATGCAAACTCACTGGCTGTATCTCCTGCCTTGGAACAGAGCAGAGCCGATGGCGGACATTCCAGCCACCTGTGACTGGACGATGCTGATAATACTGCGTGGCCCAGACCAGCCTCTCTTGCACCTGCAGTGCAATTCACCTTCTGTTTATCCGGCATTGCCAAGCACCTCCACTTCCGCAAGCAGTGCTTTGTATTCTGCCGGGTCTACTTCCGACAGCTTGTCTGCGCCATGCTTTGTGAGAATTGCTTTAACCTCTGCTGTAAAACCACTGCGGGATTTATCCGCACACACGGCTCTGACATCCTCAAGAGTGAGCGGCCTTTCTGTCTCCGGTTGCGGTTCCTGCTTTGGTTCCTCAACTGCTTTCTTCTTAGCCGCAGTCTTTTTTATAGGCTGCTTTTCTTCCTCGGCGCCGCTGAACATATCAGCCAGTTCCTGTGAAATGCCTACCAAAGTCTCTCCACATTTGCGCAGCTCATCAACGAGCACGGACAATTCACTTACCTTTCCCATCTGGATTTCCTCCTTCCATATTCATCTTTTCTCCGCCGCTGACTGCAGAAAGCCTGTCAGCGATTCGTTTTGACACGACACTGATTGCAATAAGTACATCCGATAACTCACGGTCGAGTTCCTGACTTTTGCAGTCGTTCGTGCCTGTTCTGCATCGGTTTGTCATACATTTACCGTCCTTTCCGAGGTGCTTTGTTTGCCCCTCTGAGAGTGAAAGGACATCCACTTGTGTTTTAAGAACCACTATTTCAGAAAAAAATATAAAAACCTGCTCCGCCGGATACTGCTGCGGCGGAGCAGGCAGAGATTATCCCTTATTCAAAATCTTTTAATCTAGTCTTGAGTTTCAGCAATACCCTATGCTTGCGTTTGTTGACACCCTTTTGGCTCATGCCGATAACCTGTCCGATTTCGCTTTCACTATGGTCATTGCTGTACATTTCCATAATCGTGCGGTCGATTTCTTCCAGTTCATCAAGAGCCTTATGCAGTTCGTCAATCATTACCTTCTTCATAACATCTGCTTCAAGGTCTGCTGTATCGACTGTTTCATACTCGGTTTCCTCGTACAGCTTATCCAGCGATGCCATCGACTCCTGCCTCTGCAGGCGCTTGTCCTCTTTCCAAAGCGGGCGCATATACTCGTAATACTGCTCCTTGGTGGCCTGAATCATGATGACACGCACTTTGCTATTGCCGATTCTCGTCCATACCACATCCGCCGGGTTAATACAGAAATCCTTGATGGTTTCCGCTGTTACCTCCATAGGGATGTAATACCGCTTGTTTTCACTGCTTGTCTGTAGATTTTCAAAATTGTACATTGTGTAGACCCTCCTTCGGTCTGATTACCGAAGTGAGAATCCACACAGGACATCCCATAATAATTGGCCATAAAAATGAATCCTCACTTCTCAAATGGCCAACCGTCCCAGTGGGTTGACTGTTATTTACTTGTGTCCGTTTCGCCGCTCTGGGCACTGCTGATCAGGCAGTGAACATTGAAACGGGGTTTATATATAAAGTTGGGATTACTCCCAAGCTATATATCAAAATTAAAACGGCAGTGTGACCCAGTTGCCCTTAAAGGCTTCTTGGGTCCGCACTGCCGTCTAAGCGTTCTGGCGGGTTATTAACTTGCTTTCTGATATGGAAGATTCTCAATTTTGAGAGTTCCGTCTTGATTTGCTGTTATGCGTGTTATGTATCCTTTTATCACAATTTCCACAATTGTATGGTCTGTACTAAAATCACAAACACGCTTTCCTGCTTCATTTTTCCATGTTTCGATACGCTTCGCCTCCTCTCCAATTTCACTATACACATTATATCAAAATCACTCGTTGCTAAAAAATTGTACTATTTAGTTCTTGGTGGTATTTTGCACAAATTTAATATTAAACTCTATTTTTATTTACTTTATGGTGGTATAATGTAGTAAAAAGAAAATAGGAGGACTATGCCTTGGGCAAGAAAACGTATAAAAAGACCGATGTTTCAAAAGCCAAAACTGAAAAGCTGGGCATTAGCAGCCTTCTTGTTTTAGATGACGAAAGTGATGGCAGTTCCTTTTCTGCCGTACATAAGCGCTATTTCAGAAATGAAAAATGTACCTGCCCTGCTTGTCAGTCACAAAAGACAAGGACATCAAAGGTAGTTACACGCAAGTTTAAGGATATCCTTACCGGCGATGATGGTTTTGAAATCATTGACTTGATTTTCCATCAGCGTTATCTGCGATGTGATGGATGCAAGAGCAGTGTCTTTCCGGAGGATATAGATTTTTCAGAGAAAGGCAGTCGCTTCACTAACCGATTATCAGATTTATTGGCAGAGGGTACTTTCAGATATTCTTATAAGAAGGTATGCGATTTTTATGGTGTACCTGCTTCCACTGCTTCGGTCGGTGCCATCATGCGAAGACGAATTCAGTATCGTGAAGCAAATCAACCCACGCTCTCTACTCCATCGACATTAGCCATTGTGGAATTCCCTTATTACAGAGAACTGTATCCTATGATTTTGGGAATAGAGGGAAAAGAGATTTATTGTTTAGATATTCTGGTGGATTGCTCGGAAGCGACCTATATTAAGTTCTTCCGTATGTTTGAAGCTAATAAAGTCAAACATATTTATATAGAACCGAACGAAGAATTGCGAAGTGCGATTGCAGCCTGCTTTCCCACTGTTCCACCGTGTCTCTCACAAGAGTGTGTGCTACGGCATGGTCGCAATGCTTTTATTGAAATCATTCACTCTGATGGGAAGCGTTTTCCCGTAGTGCATAAAGACGATAAACTAACACAAAACAAAAAATTCATAACCGGGCGTGATGTCTCTCAGATTAAACAAGGGATGAGCAACCGTCCACGGTTGAATAAAGCATACAATCAATTTCAGATGCTATTAGATATTTTTGATGGCAAATGGGAGTATGGGGATCTCTCATCTTGGACAGCTTCAATTCCAGATGAACTATCGGAGTTTATAGATTTAATCGATATAACGGAATTCTATGATGTCGAAATTCAAAATTCATTGCAGCCGGAGGAATCTCCTCCGACACAATATACTGCTGTAGTCAAAGGCATCTGTGATGCAATTAGTGAAATGCCCCACTGTATCTTTGATGTATTACGAGCCAGATGTATGCTGACTATTGCACATGACACCATCGCCTCAGATGATTGTGAAAAGCGATTAGGCATTCCGGCTGCAAGATTCATCGACAACATTAAGAAAATCACTGAAAATATCAAGGAGGAGCGAGAGTATGAACTCTAATGAAAAAATCCAAGTTGTTGGTACAAATATAGGAGAAAAGGCAAACCTTATCTGGAATGTGGCAAACTCACTTTTTGGGGCCTATAAACCGCACGAATACGGTCTGGTTATCCTGCCGATGGTTGTTATCAAGCGTTTTCATGACTGCCTTTTGCCTACGCAGGAGAAAGTATTGGAAACCTACGAAAAAGTAAAGCAATTGGCTGTCAAAGATGGCTTCTTGCGTAAAGCATCCGGCTATCGCTTTTACAATACCAGCAAATTCACTTTCGAGAAATTAAAAGCCGATCCCGAAAATATCAAGCCTAACTTTGAAGACTATATCAACGGGTTCTCAGACAATGTAATCGACATTCTTGCAAATATGGGCTTCTTTACTCAGATTGAACGAATGACAGATGCCGGAGTCCTTTATCAAGTAATCAGCGACTTCTGCAAAGACGATGCAGATATGGACCCTGAAAGAATTTCTGCAATTGACATGGGTTATGTATTCGAAAACCTTGTACAACGCTTTTCAGAAAGCTATAACGAAGAAGCCGGAGCGCATTTCACAAGCCGAGATATTATTTACTTAATGTGTGACTTGTTAACCACGAATGCAGACTTCTCTGATGAAGATGCACCTGCAAAAACTGTATATGACATGGCAATGGGTACAAGCCAGATGCTCACTTGCATGGAAGAACGTGTTAAAGCATTGGATAACACGGCAGACATTATCTGCTATGGACAAGAAATCAACCCCTTTACTTTTGGTATTGCAAAAGCCGATATGCTGATTCGTGGCGGAGACCCAGAAAATATGCAGTTCGGAAATACGCTGAATGACGATAAGTTCTCAAGCTATACTTTTGACTACGTCATTTCCAATCCTCCATTTGGTATCGATTGGAAACGTGAAGCCGCTGACGTAGAGGCAGAACACAAAAAGGGCGATGCCGGAAGATTTGGCGTTGGACTGCCCGCTAAGTCTGATGGTCAGATGCTGTTCATGTTAAATGGTCTCTCTAAGCTAAAGGATACCGGCCGCATGGCCATCATTCAAAACGGCTCTTCTCTTTTCACAGGCGATGCCGGAAGTGGGCAGAGTGAAATCCGCCGTTACCTTATTGAAAACGACTGGCTGGATGCCATTGTTCAGTTGCCGAATGATAGTTTTTACAACACGGGTATTGCTACCTATGTTTGGATTGTAACAAAAGATAAGCCGGAATCTCACAGAGAGCAAGTGCTTCTGATTGATGCCAGCCAATGTTATGAGCAGCGCCGCAAGCCTATTGGTAATAAGCGCGTTGATATTACAGAGGATTGCCGTAATTTAATCATCGGTGCCTATGGTGATTACATCACCCACAATTATACCCATAAGCTTGCCAATGGTACTGAAATCATCTGCAAAGCAAAAGTGATGGATGCTGTCAGCTTGGGATATAACAAAATTACCATCGAAAGTCCGCAGTTGGATGAGAATGGAAAGCCAATTAAGAAAGCAAAGAAACTGGTTGCGGATACATCAAAAAGAGATACAGAAAATGTGCCGCTTGATGAGGACATTGACGCCTATTTCGAGCGAGAGGTTCTGCCTTATCGTCCGAATGCATGGATTGACCGAAACAAAACAAAAGTCGGTTATGAAATTCCGTTCACTCGTACATTCTATGAATATAAGGAATTGGAACCTGCTGCTGATATTGCAAAGCGCATAGAAAAGCATGAACACTCCATGATGGAAAAACTTCATGAATTGTTTGGGAATGGTGGTGAGTAAGGTGGCTGAATACGAAACTATGAAGAATAGCGGAATTGATTGGATTGGTGCTATTCCATCCACATGGAAAACCTATACACTATATCAACTTGTAACACAAGTAAAAAACAAGAATTCAGACCTTCGTGAAGACAATTTGCTCTCTTTGAGTTACGGCAGAATAAAGAGAAAAGATATTAACTCCAATGGAGGTCTTTTGCCAGAATCCTTTAATGGCTATAACATCATTGAAGACGGAGACATTGTCCTTCGGCTGACAGACCTGCAAAACGATCACACCAGCTTGCGTGTTGGTTTGGCAACAGAGCGTGGCATCATTACCTCTGCATACACTACCCTCCACCCCATCAGAAAGGAAACAGCGAAGTATTTATACTACCTGCTGCATTCTTTTGACCTCAAAAAAGGTTTTTATGGCATGGGTTCAGGGGTTCGCCAAGGACTAAATTATGATGAGGTAAAAGAACTCCGTGTGGTACTTCCTTCTGATACAGAACAAGTAGCGATAGTCACTTATCTTGATGAACAATGTAAGAAAATCGATATACTGATTGCTGAAGCTAAGGATAGTATTGAGGAGTACAAGGAATGGCGAGCATCTCTCATACACAGAACAATAACAAAAGGATTAAATCCAAATACTGAGATGAGAGACAGCGGAATAGAATGGATTGGAAAAACTGCAGCCAGTAATCGCATTATCGCTCTTCGTTACTTCATTCAAGAATATAAATCGGGTCCTTTTGGCAGTTCATTGATAACAGATAAATTGGCTCGTGATGGTAACATTCTTGTGTATACCCCTGAGCATATAGCAAACCAATCGACTGTCAGCGACAAGAATTTGTATTTACCTAATTCCAGACGTGAGGAAATGTCACAATTTTTCATTACTCCGGGTGATATTATTTTCCCGATTGTCGGTTCTTTAGGTCGTGCTATGCTTATCACAAATGAGATGCCCGAAGGAATCATTAACCAAAGGTTAGCAAAATTCAGATTAGATACCAGCAAAATAGATACCAATTATTTTATGTGGCTTTTCTCTAAAAGCACATTTTTTCAACCTTTTATTGATGTTAATTGTAGGGGTTCTTTCATAGTTAACCTTACTAAGACCATTGTATATGCAATGCCTATTGTAATTCCCAATAGCATAGATGAACAGCGAACGATTACAAAATACCTCACCAATAAGTGCGGTGCTATTGATTCTCTCATTTCAGAGAAGCAATCGTTAATCGATGATCTTGATTCATATAAAAAATCTCTCATATACGAAACCGTAACAGGAAAAAGAAAGGTGGTGTAAGTATGGCGAACAGTAAAACGACAGCAGACCGTATGGAAGCGTATTCAGATGCTTTCCAGCGACTGAACGAATCGGAAAAGCACTTCGAGGAGCATATCGAGAACTATCTAATTTCCGAAGAAGGTGGCTGGACAAAAGCTACCGATGCAGGATATTGCAGTGAAGAAAGCCGCGGCATGGCTTTGGACATTACTACGCTTACCAACTTTGTGCAGGCTACGCAGCCGATGGCATGGAGACGCTTTGAGCGTATGTGTACCATCAGTCCTATTCATCAGTTCTACAAGGCATTTGAGAACGCTGTTACTCAAGACGGCTTAATCTCCGTCCTTCGTCACGGCTTCAAACACCGTGGCATAAGTTTTCGTGTCTGCTACTTTAAACCAGAGTCCGAACTAAATGATTTAGCGAATGAACATTACAGTCAAAACACTTGTCAGTGCATCCGACAGTGGCATTACACAGAAGCAAACAAGAATAGCATTGACATGATGCTTGCAGTAAATGGTATTCCCGTTATTGCAATTGAACTCAAAAATCAGCTTACCGGGCAGTCCGTAGATGATGCCATGCGTCAATGGGAATATAACCGCAATCCAAAGGAGTATGCTTTTGGATTTAATAAGCGTGTCTTAGCTTATTTTGCTTGTGACCTTTACAATGTCTATATGACCACCCAATTGAACGGTGCAGAAACTGTGTTTCTACCATTCAATCAAGGCAGCAACGGTCCCGGCAGAGATGGTGGTGCCGGAAATCCTCAAGCGGAGGACAGAAAATATGTCACAAGCTATTTCTGGGAGAATGTTTTACAGAAAGACAAATTGCTTGATATCCTCCAAAAATTTATAAGCTATGAGCGTTCCGAAAAGAAAAAAATAATGCCGGATGGCTCAACCAAAATAACTGTATCGTCAAAAGTGATTTTTCCTCGCTATCATCAGTTGGATGTGGTAAGAGGTCTTGTTTCTCATGTGCGTGAAAACGGATCTGGTCACAACTATCTTATTCAACACAGTGCGGGCTCCGGCAAGTCAAATTCTATTGCTTGGACTGCTTACCGCATGGCAAGTCTGCATGACGAAAACAATAATCCTGTTTTTGACAGTGTTATCATTGTCACAGACCGCCGTGTTCTTGACCAACAGCTGCAAGCCACAGTATCCGGCTTTGATCACACGCTTGGCAGCGTTATAACCATTGACGAGAAAAAGAACTCCGGGGATCTCAGAGATGCTATTAACGAGGGCAAGCGAATCATTATTTCTACCCTTCAAAAATTCCCTGTAATTTATGATGAGGTACACTCCACAGTCGGCAGGCATTATGCTGTTATAGTAGATGAGGCACATAGCAGTCAAACTGGTCAGAGTGCATTGAAACTGAAGGCTGCACTTGCAGATGTCAGCGATGCATTAAAGGAATACGCTGAGTTGGAAGAAAAAGCTGTAGAGGAAATTGAAAAGAACGACCCTCTTGTGCAAGAAATGCTCAGTCAAGGCAAACATCAAAATATGAGTTTCTTTGCTTTCACAGCCACCCCAAAAGGAAAGACACTGGAAATCTTCGGAGAACCGCAAGCAGATGGCTCCTTCCATCCATTTCATGTATATTCCATGCGTCAGGCGATTGAGGAAGGCTTTATTCTGGATGTACTCGCTAACTACACCACCTACAAAATGTGCTATAAGTTGGCAAAGAATGTGCCGGATAATCCGGAGGTTCCAACCTCTAAAGCAGTACGTACTATCCGCAGATATGAAGAACTGCATCCGCATAATCTTCATCAGAAGGCCGCTATTATTGTTGAGACTTTCCGTGATGTGACAAAGAAGAAAATCCACGGTCAAGGAAAAATGATGGTGGTTACCGCTTCCAGACTTGCTGCTGTTCGCTACTATCATGAGATTAAGCGCTATTTGGAAACAAACAAATATGACGATGTAGAAATCATGATTGCTTTCAGTGGAAGCCTTAAAGACCCTGATGACCCTAACGGAACAGAATATACCGAAACAGGTATGAATGTAGACCGTAATGGCAACCGAGTAAAAGAGAGCCAAACTGCAGCTGTATTCCATGATGAAGGAAACATTTTGATTGTAGCAGAGAAATATCAGACTGGATTTGATGAGCCACTCCTTCACACAATGATTATTGATAAAGAGCTGCGTGATGTTAAGGCTGTTCAAACACTCAGCCGTGTGAACCGAATTTACCCCGGCAAAGAGGATACTTATATCCTTGACTTTGTAAATCCTGTGGAACGAATCAAAGAGGCTTTCCAACAATTCTATCAAGAAACCAGCCTTACCGAGGAAATTAACTTTGATTTGATTTATACTACACAGAAAATCATCCGTGGCATGAATGTCTACACAGAGGAAGATGTTCAAAATGTTGCTAATATTTACTTTGACCCAGATGTCCGAAAAGCAAATACCACACAGGGACAAATCTCCAATGCTCTGAAGCCTATTGCTGATAAATATAACAAGTTAGATCAAGAACAGCGTTATCAGTTCAGAAGAGAAGTCCGTGCTTTTGCAAAATGGTATAACTATATCTCACAGATTACACGAATGTTTGATAAGGAACTCCACAACGAATATATCCTGTGTTCGTACCTTGGCAAACTTCTCCCTGCAGACCCAGCACCTGAGTTTGACCTTGACAATCGTGTTAAATTGGAATACTACCGCTTGGAAAAGACATATGAAGGCGCAATCGAGTTGGATGAAACCACTGGCGAATGGAAGCCTACTACTCCCAAAAAAGCTGGTGCAAAAAAAGAACGCCTTACACCATTGGAAGAAATCATCGACAAAATCAACGAAGAATTCTTTGGAGACTTCACTGAGACCGACCGAGTTATTGTTGATACTCTGTACAACAAAATGAAAAAAGACTCAAAAGTCAAAAAAGCTGCAAAATCAAACGACCAACAGGTGTATGAACGCAGTATTTTCCCAACAATTTTTGAGGATATGGCACAAGCCGCTTATGTAGAAAACATGGAAGCCTATGAGCAATTATTCATGGATGCAGACAAGTATCGCATTATCCAAAAGGCTCTTGCAGAAAGGCTGTACCAAGAATTGCATAATCACGCCAAATAATACTTTTGTCCGAGCATGACATCAAGTCTGCTCGGACTTTTTTGTGCTTCAATTCTCACGCTCACAAAGAAACAATCGTTAGAGCGTTCAACCATTGCAACGATACCCCTATGCTATCGTTAATGCTGTATGCAAAATAACTCATTTTTCAAATGACCGTGTGCAGCAAAATTCTATCTCAAGGCAAAAAATAAGACCTTCGCAGGTCAGCACTTTGCAAAAGCCTCGATTTAGGCTGTTTTTCGATATTCACTTGGTATCAATGTCGCTACTGTTCCATCTGTTTTCCAAATCAAAAAATTTACCTTACCACATAGAAAACTGTGACTTGACAATCCTGCTTTTTAGAGTTTATATAACAACGGCGGGGTTTCCCCGACAATAAAAAACGTCATGGCAGACTGATGTGTTTGCACCACACCAGTCCTGCACTAAGGTGATTAAGCCACCCAGCACAACCGCAAAAGCGGCACCACGACAAGGCTATTATATCGCATTTATCACAGCTGCACAATAAGCAATTAACAGCGTGTGCATGGGAAAAGAGGATTCCATCCTCCGCCATTGCGTGCGCTTTTGAAGATACGGGAAATACCCGACCCTATAAATGAAAGGTCGGGATAACATGAACATTTTCCATCACACAGACAGCTTCTTCAGCTGTCCAGACAGCAGAGTCACCGAAGACTCCCTGTTGTCAATTTTCAAACTGGCAAAGCAGATTCGTCTGCAGCTTGGCAAACAAGGGTATTTGCTGGATCACTACCTCTCCATGATTTTTGAAGGGATGAGTAGTGGCCAACTTGCCTTTGAATCCGCAGATGAGGGTTTCCGAGCAGGAGGTGAACTGCAAGGTCTGCTGTTTCATGTTTTGGATGGAACAGAACCACAGCATGAACATCCGCTCTATCCACGAATGAAAGAACTTTACCAACAATACGAAGACAAACTGATTTTCCAAGAACGCTACACTAATCTTTCCATACTGCTTCTCTTTTTGGCAGATGAGGCAATACTGACCTCCACAGGAAAGTTTGTAAAAGAACAGGTGACTAACATTGGTGGCTCCGTGGATATCATACGAGTACAGGAAGTTTATGACCAGATTTCCCACATAGCTGGTGAGTCAATGCTGGAGGAATTAAACAAGAGAATAAAGCAGCGATTTATTATCGCACCAGCTTCCACTTTGTTTGCACAGGGATTTACGGATGAATTACTCTACAAACTAACCTATCGTGACATTGAAACCAGCAGGCAGATCTTCCAGCTTTTTCTGGATATGATACCGTCAGATACGGATGAGGTACAGACTCATGGAAAATTATGAACCTGTAACCAAAGAGCAGATTAACATCCTATTGAAATGCTACTATTTAAAGAAATATACAAGAGTCGCTAAAACGGAAAACATACCCCCTGACAAAGTAAAACGAATCAAGGAAAATGCTCTCCGGTCAATCCGTCTGGCATACAGCAAATCATATATGCAGGGATTACGATTTGATGGAAAGACGGTTCTGCAACATATGGCTGAACGTTGCGGCATGACAGAAAATGATCTCTCCAAAATATTTAATGAATATATAGCAATGGGACTGGCTTCTCAAGACAATCTATATTGGGAACGCATAAGAAAAGTGGGTAATACCCCTACAGCAGCGGAACTGCTTGACTTTATTTATAGCAAATTTGAAGTGGACATCGAGGGCGGCATCTGAATACCATTTAGACAGTCCAACCAGCACAGCAAAGGAGCGTACATCCTTATTGGGTGGCGCTCCTTTGCTTCTCTAATTGTTTATATTTCTCTCTTAATGATACTCTACAAATATTTTTTAAAGGCCTTCTTCATCTTCATTGCAACATCCATCGCCCAATCAAATTGCTCCGGCCATTTGTCCTTATTGTCAAAATCCGCCTCATGAATCACCAAAATCCTGCTTGCTTTCTTGTCCGGCAGTTCTCTCCAATCCAGTGTCATTCCCATATCTGATTCAATATCCGCCTTATGAGAATAGAATTTCTGATAAAGTTCCTTATCATCAGTGATATACCATTCCACAGTAATATTGTTATCTTTCCTGACTTGCAGCAAACTGATGTGACAGGCAGAAGAACCAACGCTCAAAGTCATCCAGTGGTCAGTACTGGCCTTTCTTCTGTTAAATGCCTTAGCAAATGCAGCATGATTAAATGCATACTCGTTAAAAGCAACCCAGTAATCATACCTCGCCTGCAGTGTAGGCGAACTGCTTGTCTGTCTCTTGATTTCCTTTGTCCAGTCATTTGGTTTCTCAATAACCTCAAATTTTACAGCAATATCAGAGTCACCTATTTGATACAGCTTAATTTCCAGAAGAAAGAATGCGATATTTTCATCCGTATGGTTATTCAGCCATTCAATGGCTGCTCTATGTTCTTCACGTGCGCGCTTTACAATCCAAATCACAATATCTGCAGCTTTTCCTGATGCGTATGTAATCAACTTGCCAAGGTGGTCATGATTGGTATCTTCCAGTTGATTTTCGATAATAATCTTTCTGTCCGTCCCGGTCTCAGTCGCATAAATATCTACATTGAAATCACCGACACTTGACTCAGTTTCATCCACGGTAATCTCTAACCCTACTGCATCTGACAGCAGCATTAGATTGTCTTCTTCTGCAAGCCACGGTGTGAAATCCAATGCCTCATGAGGCCATACCTTTCTTAAGTCTTTTATCTCTTTAAGTTGTCCTAAATTTATCACTTCAAATCCTCCTTGCTCATTTGACATCAATGCTGCACCGTAGCCATTTTGCTTACCTTTCAAACGCTCCGATTGCTGTCAATAATCCTACACACTCCCACTATGTCAGCAATCGTAAGCACTCACCAAGGCAAAATCAAATAATAAGTCATAGGGCAGATTTCGATTTACTCTCAAGGTCATATCGAAATCTCGCCCTTATTTTCAAATTATCCGTTTCTCAACCGCCAATCCAGACTTTCGAGAAATGCCCATTTTATCGGCTTTTTCGGCACTTTTTCTACTTGTTTCGGGTCATTAAACAAACGCACTCAACATGTGTCGGTACTCCTATCGGAACACGTTTTATCAACCTCGTTACTTCTATGTGAACACAATTCATCACTTCTATGTCGTCCTCTCGCATTTTTTCTTTGCGGCTTAAATCGGCTGCCATCTACACTGTTTTTCACCCCTGTTTTATAAACAAACGTGAGCTGTGCAGGGTCTTTGTTTCCATCTTCATCATAGCCGCCGACAATTACTTTTTCAACAATGCTTTCAAATACATGGCGGTCGAACACATCCAAAACCTCATTCTGTTCAAGCGTAGACTTAAACTCCTTTAAACGTCGCTTAATATCTTTTTCATTAGCGGCTGTTTCCTGCAATTTCTGACGGTCGGCAACAAGCTGTTCCGCTTTTTCCATAAGTGCAGCATACTTCGTTTCATATGTATCTTTATCTATGCTATCTTCAAGGCGCATATCAACCAGCTTATTCTTCTTGCCCTCTACTGCACTGATTTCCTTTTCGATTTTGGAAAGCTGTTTGTTCACTGTACTGTTACTTAAAGTATCATCCAGCCTTTGCAGAAATTCGTCTAATACATCCTTGTTATTATCGCATAATAAACGGTAACTTTCAATGAACGCTTCTTCGATTGCTGTTTCTGGTATTCCCTTACTGTCTGGACAGAATTTCTTGCCCTTTTTCGTAGCTGTTACACATTGCCAGATAACCTTGCTGTACTCCGAACTACTGTGCCAATTCCGTCTTGATAAAGTGCTGCCGCAGAAACCACATTCCAGCATACAGCTAAATGCGTATTTCCTGCTGTACTTTTCACGCTTACCGTTGCCTACTGTCGTCCGGTTCTTATTTCTCCGGTTAAGAATTTCCTGTGCCTTTTCAAAGACTTCCTCACTGATGATTGGCTCATGGTGGTCTTTCATATAGAACTTATCTTCTTCACCCATATTTTCAAGCCGACGTTTGGAGATTGGATCAACCGTGAATGTTTTACCCAACAGTATATCACCCTTGTATTTCTCATTCTTAATAATTCCAATGACTGTAGATGGCGCCCATGTAGAACTGCCATATTTTGTTTTGTAGCCTAGATTTTCAAGTTCCTGTCCGATAACAGAACCGCCAGCTCCCTCAACATAACGATTGAAAATGTATCTGACAATCTCTGCTTCTTCTTGATTAATAGTAATTGTCTTGTCCTCCGGGTGATAATCATAGCCAAGGCAGCCTTGAAAACCTACCAGCTCGCCACGCTTCATTTTCATTTTTAAGCCTTTTTTCACATTAGCTGAAATGTTCTCAACTTCCTGCTGTGCGACAGAGCTAAGGACAACAAGCAACAATTCTCCGTCCATTGTAAGAGTATTGATTTTTTCATCCTCAAAATAGACAGCGATATTTCTCTCTTTCAACATACGAACATATTTCAATGTATCTAACGTGTTTCTGGCAAATCTTGAAATTGATTTTGTAATCACCATATCAATGTCGCCATTCATACAGTCATTTATCATACGCTGGAAATCTTCTCTTTTTGTCACCTGTGTACCCGTAATCGCTTCATCCGCATAAATGTCAGCCAATACCCACTCTTTGTTTTTCTTAATCATATCCGTATAATACTGGACTTGTGACTTATAGCTGTTCAACTGATCTTCGCTGTCTGTGCTGACACGGCAATATGCAGCTACACGTAAACGCTCAATGGCTTTTCCACGGGCTTGCTTTGATAAAACATTTCTTGCTTTAATAACTTCAACTTCCTGCATAATATACCTCCTTGTTTTGTGTTCCTTTTATAGTGTTATAATATCACTTTTATAAACACAATTCAAGCAGTTATGTCAGAAAGCACTTTGTAATCTTTCATCAATCTTTGTTTTACAAGGGTATACTCTCTTTCAGAAATCAATTTACGGGCAAGCAGTTGTTTTAGCATGGCAATTTGCATACTATAACGAATCAAATTATTCATGAAACCCCTCCTTGCATTTTTAGATTTAGAAGTAATCAGATGGCTTCGGCAGCTCCACTGGACTTTCACCATTCCCATTCTGATGGGTGAACCGTGTCATACGGGTGTATCATTATTCTGATATACGGGTCATGGCAGCAACCTTTCCAATAGTTGCTTGCGGATCACTGGCGTGGTCGCTCGCTGGTGTCCCTCCTTTCAGTGGTCGTGGCGTTCCAGTCCGCAGGCTCGCCGCATATCAAACGTATCTGATTACTTTATTCAGTTTTCAAAGAACGGTAAAGAGCGGAAATGAGGTGGTAGGCACTCTCTATTACACTTATTTCACTTTGACTTCAAATCCCAAAATTGCTTCAATCAGCGCAGCTCGTATTCTGCCTTTCAGTTCCATATCGACCACGATATACATATTTCCGTGTTCGTCATAGAACGGGCGCAAGCTGGCTTTTGATATGTAAGCGTCATAGTGGTTTAAAATCTTTTCGATTGCTACCTCGTCACCGTCAGCAGCCGAGCTGATCGTGGAAAATAGCGGACACTTCTTTGTAGACTTCATCATGGTTTATTCCTCCTCGTACATATCTCTGATTAGCTTTAATGTGTGCAGCCTGTTTCTACAAACGGAAAATCGTTCCATTTCCATGACCTGTGCAATTTCAGCGTCGGTCATCTCAAGAAAGTAGGACATAAGCAGAATGTTACGTCGCCTTTCATTTAATTCTTTGATTGCTTCACATAGCTGTTCATCATAGATACGGACTTCATTGCCGAATACCTCAAAGGCTGTAAATTCGACCGAGTATTCGTCGCAAGTGCCGATATGGTTTAATTCCATTTCCGGCAGCTCACAGAATGGAGTTTCACGCTTTGCACGTCTGCCAAGCTCACGGTTATAGTCCTTTACGGTTGTTCCTACAACCTTGCGAGCCAGACAATCAAATTGAAGTCTGATAGCGTTCTCGAAAGAAGATGGCTTCATAATCTCACCTCCTTTCCAGCTAAAGTTGCTAAAGCGAAAAGGCTTCTACCTCTTTTCGCACTAACACTCGCCGCAAGAGGTGGGATTTGATACCCAACCGCAAAAACTTCTCTAAAAAGTTTTGTACAGCAAAAAAGCACAAGGACAATACTCGCGTACTGATCTTGTGCTTTCCAAATTGTTCCTGCTATATGACGTGAAAAACCATATACAGGAGTATGAAATACCGCAGAGATTAAACGGATTTTTTTGACGGTTTACCAATGGTCGAATGTTGTCGAATATGCAGGCGTTCCATGCGGCTACCTCCTAAAGCCGCTAAAACAAAACCATCCAGTAGTCTGTCCACCGTTAGGAAAAAATAAAACGGCGGCTGTATAAACCGTCGTTTTATCGAAAAGGGCATATAAAAGCATTACTGCTGACAACGGTTTTTTTTATTACCGCCAAGCAGCATATATATTTATTATTCACCTGTTCATAGGAACTGATAAACCTTACAATACGTTTTACTGTACCTGTTGTAAATTCTTTAGGAACAGTAAAATGTAGTGAGGTGATTAACTATGCGTAAAACAGAAGATAAATACGATTTCAGAGCCTTTGGACTTGCTATTAAAGCAGCAAGGATGAAACAAGGTCTGACCCGTGAACAGGTGGGAGCAAAAATTGAGATTGACCCACGCTATCTGACAAACATTGAGAATAAAGGGCAGCACCCAAGTTTACAGGTATTTTACGACCTTGTAACTTTACTCAATGTATCCGTTGATGAAATTTTCCTCCCGTCCGGCGATAAAGTGAAAAGCACTCGCCGCAGACAGTTGGAACAACAGCTTGATACTTTTGACGACAAAGATATGGTTATCATGGAAAGTGTCGCTGCTGGTATTATCAAATCAAAGGAAGTGGGGGAAGATTAGTTCCTCCATTTTTATTTACCTGCCAATCATTCGGGATATGGTGACAGGCAATAAAAATGAGCCGATAATCTATGAGGTCTAAAATCCTCTAAATTATCGGCTCTGCATCTTAGTGTCTGGCTCTTTAACAACTGTTATTTTCAACTTACTGACATTGATTAACTTTTCCTGTTTACATTTTGGACAAAACAGTGGAAAATTCCTTAATTGCGTATCTCTACGAATTTTCAAACGGGTTTTATTTCCACAAATAGGGCAAAGTATCCATTCGGTATCATTCATAAAAATATCACCTCATTTCTTGTAATCTATTTTACTGTAATATTTCCTTTGTCGCTTCGCACTTTAAGTAGATAGTCGCCCTTAGAATAACTCTTATCAATATTCCTGTTTCCAGATGTGACAATAGCATTTACTTCAAAATTTTCACTATCAAAGCTAAACTTTATATCAATGTTTCCTGCACATGTATATATTTCTGAATTGTTTTTCAAGACAGTGTTATCAAGCTCAATATTACCGCTCTTATTTATTACAATATCTACACTGCTAAATGTTCCATCTGCAAGTTGTATGTTTCCTTTGTTCAAATTAATCTTCAATTCAACCGTTTTATCAATGGGTATTTGGATTTCATATGAAATACCAGCACTTCCCTTAATTCCCATAAACCAAGCTACTTGATCAGAATGGTCTTTAATATTAAGAGCACCATTACTTATTTCCGACTGATATTCCATAGACTTTTCGATTTTTTTCATTGAATATTGCTTTATTTTCAAATCGTTCGTCCTGCTTTGCGTTATTGTAATATCAGCTATATTTCCGTCTAATAAAATAGCGTCAATATCTTGTGAAGTAAACATTTCTTCCTTAACCATTTTCTTGTGCATAAACAAACCTCCAATCAGAAAAAATAAAACACA